GATATACCGCATACAGGAGAAATAATATGTCTGATTCATTTCAAGCGCTTAAGCGCAATCGTACCGAGGGCTTTGATAAGCTAACTCAATCATTAAACAAACTCAACCAGAAGTCTAGCGGACCTGGACCTGATGATCGTTTCTGGAAACCAGAAGTTGACAAAGCAGGAAACGGATATGCTGTGATTAGGTTCCTACCAGAACCAGAAGGTGAGGATGTTCCATTCGTAAGAATTTGGGATCATGGATTCCAAGGACCAGGCGGATGGTTTATTGAAAACTCATTGACTACACTAGGTCAAAAAGATCCAGTATCTGAATACAACTCAATGTTGTGGAACTCAGGTATTGAATCTAACAAAGGAAAAGCTAGAAAGCAGAAAAGACGTTTATCGTTTATTTCAAACATCTATGTTGTTAAGGATCCATCTAACCCAGACAATGAAGGAAAAGTATTCCTTTACAAGTATGGTAAGAAAATCTTTGATAAACTAAATGAAGCTATGAATCCTCAATTTGAAGATGAGAAACCAGTCAACCCATTTGACTTATGGGAAGGTGCTGACTTTAAATTAAAAATCAGAAACGTCGAAGGTTATAGAAACTATGACAAGTCTGAGTTGGATATTCCTGCACCATTGTTTGATGAAGATCAAGAACTTGAAAATGCATGGAAATCAGAATACAAACTAACAGAGTTTGTTGATCCTTCTAACTTTAAAACTTATGAAGAATTACAAACTAAACTGAATAGAGTATTAGGTTTAGATGGAGCTGCTCCAAACACAACAGCTGAAAGCAACTTCAATGCTGAACCACCAGCAGAAATTCCATCAGCACCCGCTGCTGCTCAGCCAGAGCTAGCATCTACTGATGATGAGTCTTTGGATTTCTTTAAGAAATTAGCTGAAGACTAATTAGTTAGGTTTTAAGGTCTTTCCCCTAAATGAAAGGCCTCTACCTAGGTAGAATCACTCCACCCCTTCCAGCCAAGCTATTACTACCCTTACCATAATAAATGTTTTGTTCATTTGATGATGATCTACTATTATCTACAGCAGAAGAACTGCCTCCAATATTAACATTACCACCATTTGCAGATCCATCACGAGCATCATTAGTTGCATCTGTCATTGCGTTGATTTGACCAGAAGTATCAGAAGAGCTATCTTGCATAGATGCATCACCACCTACTTCTTCGCCTCCTTCTAAAATGGAGTCTACTTCTTTTCTTAGAGATGGGCTAATCCTAACCTTCTTACCATCTTCAGTGATCATTTTATAACCACCTCTAAATGTCTCACCAGTTACAACTGCCTTCTTGCCCTGTAATTCTTTCTTAGCAAAGTCTGCAGGCAACTTAACCGCCATTACTTCACCACCAGCTTCTTCTTGAGCTGCTACTTCTTGTTTGTATTTGCTTATCTCACTATCAGCTTTAGTAGCACCCATATCAACATCTAATGTTTGTTGATCATCACCCTCTACTTTTGGCTCCGGAGCTAGACCAGCAAATGGATAAAATCCATCAAACTTAATTTTCTTTCCTACAATTGGAATAGTAAATTCAAAAGGAGGAATACCGATTCCAGCAAGACCGCCTAGGAACCAATTTTTAATATTTGTTAATGCATCACCGATAGCATCTATTACATCACCAACTTTAAATTCAAAGCCATCAAGTTTTTCTTTAAAACTCTCAAAGCCGAGCATTCCAGCTACCCAAGCAATAAGATCTTTTACTAAATTTGCAGGTGCTGATATTAAGAAATCAAACAAGCCTTCAAACGCTCCACGGAGCCCACCAATGATACCGCCTTCTTTAAACCCTTTTATGAATCCTTTGATTTGCTCGAATACAGCCAAAAGACCTACTACGGCAAGTCCAATAGGATTAAGAACAGCCATTACTCTACCAGCTACACCCAATATAGGAGTCATAAATTTAAAAATGTTTAGGAATATACGCCCAAGTGGTCGGAAGAAGTTTCTCATTCTCTTAAAGAAGTCTTTCAGCCTTTCAAAACCTTTAGCAATTAGACCGTTCTTATTAGGTCCTGCTGGTATCAACTTCTTAAAGAAATTACCTAACATTTTAAACGGTTTATTAAATACAAACTTAAGCGCTTTAAACCATACAGCAAAGAAAGAACCTATAATACCAATATAGGTACCTATTACAGCAGTAAGCAGTGCACTTATTCCTGACTTGCTATCTTTATCTTTAACAGCATCATCATCATTACCTTTACCATTACCTTTCTGTAAAGGATTGAGTGGTGATTCTCCAGGTGGAACTAAAATATTTTCTTTTCTTTCTTTTGCTTCATCAGCCAGGACTTTAACAGCATCTGAAGTTCTCTTTGTATTTGTTCTTATATCTTTTAGCAATATTAAATTTTGATCCGGACCATCCTCCGTCTTTTCACCATCAGCATCTGATGGTTGTGCTGCACCATCAACTCTCTCAGCTTCAATATTTGCCAACTCGTCTACTAACAATTCAGCCGCAGCATGTAAGTCATCTAAAACCACACTTTGCTTTTCAGTGTGGGTTCTTATAGCTGATAGATGAGCTGTACTTGTTTCTGATTTAAAAAGAAGTCTATTTAAGACACCTTTCATCTCTGATAACTCAGTTTGTAAAAGTTCAGTAGATTCGATGTTAGCAGGTAATGCCATTATTTTTTACCCATTGCCTGAGCGCCAAAGAATGCTGCAACAATACCGGCTACAGCTACAAAGTATGTTGGAGCCATACTTCCAAGAGTTTTCTGTGCTTCGTCTAATCCAACTAAAGAAGCAACTACTACAGCAAAAGGATACAATAACAATCCACCTAGAGCGAACCATGTCATGTTTCTTTGAGCATCACGCATTGCATCTGCATCCTCAAGCTCCTTACGCTTGAATTCTAAATACATCTGTTCTTCTTCTTTGGATACCTTACCATCGCCGTTTGTATCAGCTGGATGATGTCCGCTAGCCTTAATTTCTTCCTCGCCCATCTTATCTCCTGTTTAGCTTCTGCTGTTGCGCTTCATGCCTCTCTTTTTCTTTCTGCAGCCATTCTTGCAACATAGAAACGTATATGTCTCTTTCGTATGGAATTAGATTTTCTAATTCTGTTATACTATATTTATGATGCTGAACCAATGCAAAGACTGTGGAATAGTAATTTGCGAGCGTATTATGGCTCAGCAACATTAAAAAAAATCGGCTAATCCGTTGAGTTCAATAGTTCTATCGTTATCATTCTTGTTCTTATATTTCAATGTATAAGTTAACTTAGGTAACGTGTTAAAGAACTCTTGTAGTTTTTCAAATCTTTTTACATCTAATCCTTTGAAAAATTCCAGTGCCTCTTTACTAGTAAAGTCATCATAAACTTCTTTATCATCATATACCTTAACCAGACAGCCTGCAACCAACTTAAAGATGTCTTCAGTGCTTGGTTCATTGCTATCTAATCCCAAACCTATCTTAGTCATCATACCTAATGTAGGATCTTTTAAAACAACTGTATACTTATCATCAAGTACAACTTCGTTATTATGATTAGGATCTAGCGTAGGTGCTAACTCGTCTAAGTTAATATTAAATTTATAAATTTCTTGGTCTTCTGTATCTCTATACTGAAGATTTACAATATTCTGTACAGATTTAGATCTAAGTTGAATAAACAACATCTCTATATCTGTTGATGTCAGTTCTGCTACATTTAATTCCTCAGGTTCAATGATTACATTACTAAGAACCTGCTTCATAGCATTGAGCTGTGCTTTCACATCAGCCTCTTTTCCTATTAGTAATAACTTTTCTTCTTTAACAAGAAAAGGTCTAAATGTTATATCAAGTTTTGATATTGGTAACGTATATTGATACGTCGGTTGGTCAATTTTCGGTAAAGCCATTATATTTCTCCATTATTTAATTAAGTCTTGCCACCCAGTGCCCCAAAAAACCCTTGTGCATTGCTTATTATATTTATAGCGTCTCCTACATTATTAGGAGTCTTCATTGATGATACTAGAGAGGTACCAGCAGTACCTAATCTAATTAATTTTTCAAACCCACCCAATGCTCTGTCTGAAGCTGGGCCAGGTCCTTCTTGTAAATCTGTTGTAAATGTTCTAACTTGGAAATTAACTTGCACTCTTGCAAACTCATCATTCTGAGCCCATCCAAGTGTTACGTCTCCCAACAATGATGGGTATACTTCATATGCTTTAAGAGTCATTATCTTATTTGCTGACACGTCATATGTTGCTATCTCCATTGTAGTAGCATAGTGGTCATGGTAATGTGTTTCACCAAACAAAGCTGATCCACTTCTTGATCCACTTCCATCATTAAGAACAGTGCCTGGATCAATTTCAAATATATTATGTATCCATTCTTGAAAGAAGTTCAAATTTCTTCCATTTTGATCCAGCATAAAACTTGCTGATATTTCTGAAGGTAGTATAGAAGCTGGTCGTCTATCAAATGGACCAATTCCTAATCTTCTATGTTCAAATGGATTGATCTGAGCTCCAGGAACATTAACACCATCACAAAAGAAAACTAGCTTCTGAACATCACCTTGAAACTTTCCTGTAGCCCAAGCTGGTGGAATTATACTAACAACAAATCTATTAGCTCTTTGCAAGCTGTTGTTTTCTTGTAATGCGCCTGTAAATTTGTCAATACTAAATTCTTTAGTATGACCCTCACGCGGCTTCTCAAGACCAACTCCCTTGCCTAAATTAAATAAAGTTTTTGCTACATCTGCTATTTTTGCCATTTATCTTCTTTTTCTACGCTCTGTCATAGAATCTCTATATACTTTATTTATGCCTGCTTTGCGGAACCGCGCCAAAGGCATCATCATTATAAAGTCCCAAGCCTTAGGTGGTACATAAAGATACTGACCAATAACTGCATTCATATTGTATCTTCTATACATGGGTTTAAACGACATAAGGTTACGTCTTTTCTTCATAAAGTCAAAGTCAACTCTTGGAGCCATCTTAGCTCTTATGCTTGTAGCAATATCGTCACCCTGTGAACCTGGATTCATCATATACTTAAACAGTTCGTCCATTAACTCAGCTCTAAATATTGGAGGGAGATAGTGAAAGTTTAATCCTGAAAAATAGCCTTTATCTTGATATACGTTAGTAACCAATACTACTGGAAACATATCATAATAATCCGCTTTAGCTTTTGACAATGGATTACGATAGTTAAACATATATAATCTTCCGGGCAAAAGTCTTTTGGTTCTTCCAGCCCCCATCAATAATTGAGTTGGATTGTTCTTTGCCTCTTCTTCGCCAAGCTCTCTCATACGCTTGACTGGATCACCCTC